CAAGTTGTCCCCAATCACCATATCCACAAGATTGAACAGTGCCATCTGCTTTTAATACGAATGACGATGATACCCACTGATTACTATTCATGAATACATTGATATTATCAGTTCCTAAACTACTTCTAACCGTTGGAATGGAAACGGCTACATTATTTCCGGATCCTAACTGACCCCATCCATTGTATCCCCAAGTCCATATTTGACCGTTAGAGGTCATGGCTATACAAGATACTAAATTCTGTCTATCACCATCACCAGAGCAAGAGAATTTTACAACAGGAAGACCACCGACTGAAATTTTTTGAAAACTTGTTTGATGTATTGTAGTTCCTACTCCCAATTCTCCATGGACGTTTATACCAGTTCCCCATAATGTACCAGTTGAATCTAAAACATACATACGATCACCAGGCATCCAATATTTTACAATTTCATTTACATTAAGATCACTATCACTTATAGCTACAGAAACTGGTGATGAATTATAACTTGTTCCGTAATATCCTGTAGGTAAACTGCCGTAGTAATTAAATCCAGCTACATATAATCTAGTTTGATCTGTTTGAGAAGATGCTTCTCCTAAAATTCCAGTTGCATGACTATATCTATTATTATAATAAGCATGTCCACCAATTGTAGCTATTGCGAATGCTGCAGCACCTCCACCGCCGCCGCCAACTATGTTTATTGTAGGGTCTTCTAAATATCCTCTACCCGGGTTATCTATTACTATATTAACAACTTTTCCATTCTGAATTATTGCGTGTGCTGTTGCTTGTTCTGTGTCTGTTGTATCTGTCGGTGCGCTTATAGAAACATTAGGAGCAGAGCCATATCCAGTTCCTCCAGTTTTAATGAAGATAGCTCTTACGGTACCACTCACCATAGCCTTGCGAGGTCTATTCTTAACAAATCCAGTGACATTAATGTCTTTATTAACAGTTAAAGTTCGAGCTACAATGTTGCCCTGAGAACTTAAATTATTTACATAAGTGTAATTTGCTTGTGCTGTTGTTAAGTTAGAACCTAAGATAAATGTATTTTGATGATTTGTAGTATTGCAACATCCACCTAAAATACCAGTATAGTTTTGATTTGCTGTATTGCTACATCCTCCTGCCACTATAGAGAAACAACCCATTGCACAATTGATTGATCCGCCGGCTACAACAGAGCTTGTGCAACCTGTGCAATTATTTGTTCCACCACCAATTACTGTATAATTGGCATCCACTATATTATAATATCCGCCACCAATAAAAGAATTACCCGCGTCTGAAGTGGCACAATTATTAGATCCACCTATGATGGCATTGGTAGAACCGTCTGCTCTGTTAGATATACCACCTCCAATGAATGAATAAGTTGAAGTAATACAATTCAAGCGACCACCAGCAATAACAGAACAAGCATTTGCTATTTTATTATTATATCCACCACTGATTGTTGAATGCGTTTGAGATATACAATTACAACGCCCTCCACCTATAGAAGAGAAACAACCAGCAGCAGTAACACAATTACATCCATCAAATGGTTTTATAGAAGATAAAGTGCTACCAGTTGTAAAGGGACTTCCACAAGCATGAATACCAGTTAATAAAGATCCATCACCGTAATAAGTTCCACACACAGCTCCTTGAGAACTGATATTATTAACATATGTGTAATCTTTACTACTTGCAGTTAAATTAGATCCTAAAATAAATGTATTGCAATAAGCAGAAGTATTACTATTACCACCAGCAATAAATGAATAACAAGCTGATGCAGTATTGGCTTTGCCTCCTACTACGGATGTATTCTTACCAGAAGCTGTATTTTGATATCCACTTCCTACAAAGGAATAATTACCAGAAGCTGTACTATCAAACCCTCCTCCTAATGCGGCATAACAACCACTAGATACGTTAGAACAGCCGCCGCCTATATGTGAAAAATTTCCTGTGGCACAATTTAATTTTCCACCAGTTACTGATGAAGAATCTCCAGGAGAACAATTTATACAGCCACCTAATACAACGGAATGAGTTCCGTTTGATAAATTTGTTACACCGCCACCAATGAAAGAATTAGCACCATCTGCATTATTATTACAACCACCTAACACGCTAGAGCAATTAGATGCTGAATTATTATAACCAGCTATAATACGATTATTGGCACTGATATCTCCATTGATTGTTAAAACTGCATTTGGATTTGGCGTATTTATACCAATATTAGATGTGTTGGTTATTACTATAGATGAAATACTTGGTGTGGTTCCAAACACCGTTGTAACAACAAGTTTATCTACTAATTCATCGTATTTTATATTAAATCCAGAAATAGAATTATTTAAATTTTCTCCAATAAAAATAGAAGGACTTTTAAAATCATTGGCTTGTCCATTAACTAGATTTATACCATTAGCTGATAAAATCGTAGTCCAAATAGTAGAACTAGAACTAATATTTCCATTTACAGTTAAATTTGCATTAGGAGCAGTGCAACCAATGCCAACAAATCCTCCAGTAACATCTCCGTCTATATAAAAAGCAGTTGCAGCTTGTGCCATTGCCACAAACATTGGTTGATAACCACTTTGTCTAAGCATTAATGTTGTCGTTGATCCACTATAATTTACAATGTCTAATCCCCTGCTACTAATCATTTCCGTTGTACTTGAAATAACACCGCCACTAAGGAAAAGATTTCCAGTTACATACGCATTGCCTTGAGTCCAAGTATTACCATTAACGTGTAATGGGTATTTTGGAACTATTGTTGCTATACCCACATTAGCTCCCATGAAACTAGAAGTATATGCTGAAGCGGTTGCAGTTACGGTTAATGCCCTGGAAATTGAAGCTCCTTGTGAGACACTTAAACTACCTAGGCCATATATGTTATTAGTTACAAAAAGATTTTTATTAGCTCTTAAATCGGAATTAGTTAAAAAACTACCTTGTAAAGCTAAATCTCCATCCACGTTTAAATCTCCAGAAGCACTTACATTTCCCGCAACAGTTAATAATTGATTAGGAGAACCGGTTCCTACACCAACATTACTACCTAAGAAAACTGCAGCATAGGCACTAGTTGGAGGAACTATAGCACTAAGAGCACCTGTTAATACGAAATCACCTCTAAACGGATTATCATAACTAGCTATAGGATCGTGACCCGCATCAGGATTAGTATCTGAAGTATAGGTATGGTGATTCTGGCGGTGATATTTTGATATGGGTCTCATTAGTAATAATATTTATCAAATTGGACTGACATTTTGATCACAACAATGTGACGTAGCAGATCCCCAAGTATTAGAAGGGGCATATACATAAGTGCTTGGATAAGAAGACTCTAATTCTGCATAGGTAATAGGGTTGATATTACATATTCTTACTACAGGTAAAGAGAGGTTGTAACAAGACATAGATTTCCAGGACCAACAAAATGGATCCGTGCATCCAGTATTAATTCCGCTCAAAAGTCTAACATCTGTAATAGAAAGATATCCAGTTAAATATTGTAAAGCTTCATATATTTTTTTCAATTCTCTATTAATAACTTGAGGCACATTAAATTCATTAACGCCTACTTTTATTGTTTCATTTTCTATATCACTTGAAAATATTGGTCTACTAGCAACGGCTATTGGTGATTTGGCAAAATACCTTACAGTTCCATAAGGAGTCTGTTCTGTTGCTATAATAAAACGAGAATCCATTGTATTTCTAAAAGATTTAATATTTTGGACTAATCGAGTAAATGTTCTATTATAAACTATGTCTTGAGCAAATTCATCTCTACCTACTAGTAATTGATCTTCTGTCCAATATTCATAAGGAAGACCTTCTCCAACTTTGAATAAAGTTACTATATCCTGACATCTTATTATACTATTATTTGTTGAAAAAGATAAAGATCTATGAGAAAAATATTTTCCAGATGTGTAATTTAATATAGCTCCATTAGAATTATTTAAACTTCCATAAGGAATGTTTACTATAGATATAAAAGTACCTACAATAGAATATTTAAATATATTTTTTGTTGTTACAACATAAAAGAAATCGCCTCCTTGATCAAATAAAATTTTGACTATTTTATGACCTTCTGTTCTAGCTTCGTATAAAGTAAAATTACTCACAACTGATCCCATGTGATCAAATACATAAATTTTGTAATTGTTTGTGGCAACATAAGGTAATGTCGTTGTAGGGTGTATGGCTATATTAGAAGGTATATTGGTTGCAAATTCTTCTGTGTAATATGTATAAATCCAATTTAAATCTTGAGTATATTGTTTGACACAACGATTACCGTAATCCAAAACAAATACATTATCATTGCTATACAATACTTCAGAAGGGGCATTAAATTTATTAGAATCGTTTATAGTACCAAATCCACCAACAGCCAATTGAATATTAATTTCTGATATGTAATCAAAACTTAAATTAAATTTATAAACTTTGTTTTTATAGTTATCTACCAAATATAAATTGTTATTATCTCCGTCATAATCTATAGACACTGGATTGACTAATAATTGTTTAATTTGGAGATTATTATCAAATATTATTTCCGTTGGTATTTTAGCCGCAGAAAATGCTCTTAAATTTTTACCATCTAACACTAGTATTTCATTATCTGTTTCTACGAAGTCTCTTATATTTGAAAAATAAGAAAATCCGTTAGAAGTAGCATAATTTGTATTATTATAATGTAAATTATGGAAATCTAAAGTATGCCATTGTATGCCTCTTGCTAAATCTTTTGTATTACATCCAAGCCAACCATAATACAATGTAGGAGCATCCGTGTTAATGGTTTGTATATTATTTTTTAGATATGTTAGATTATCATTAAGACGGCTAATAGATGTATTGAATATATCAGCTTCACCGAATTCATTAGGTTGTATATAAATTTGATCTAGTGTCCAAGGCAATGTAAGTTGAGCTTCAGACAATAAACGTATTTCAGACTGGTTATATGTTGGCCATCTATTAAAAACTGTTATAGGATGTTGTTGTAACGTAAAGCTACGAGTGAGACCATTATTATAATTTACATCATAAGAAAGTATGTAAACTCCTTTGGAATCATAAGAGTGATATACAACATCATTTATTAAATGTTGGGCAGATAATCCATCACCGAAATATATATTGTAAGATACAATTTCTACATTTTCAATTTCTTTTGCCAATTCTGGAGTTTCAAATTCTATTCTTATAGAGTCTCCGGTTAAAGCATAATAAGATGAAAGATATATTTCTGGTTTTACACTAGTACTATATGCTACTAAAGAATGTCTTTCTGATGAAATTACTTGATATATTGTACTCCACAAGTCTCTACTTCCAGAATATTGAGCTGTTGTATATCCGTTAAATGTACTAGAAGGTATAGAAATTGGAACTGTAGCACTGGCTGTTAATACTAAAGAATTAAATTTATAAGGACTTACATTAAACGGTATAGAAGCGTCTCCTACGTTTAAAATAAATAAATCATACAAGCCATTAACAGCTGGTACATCAATATGACCAAGCCATCCACCTTCTTTAGAAGATAAAGTATATGTAACTACTCCTTTATTAAAATCTTGAGTTGATCTAACAGGGCTATTAGAAGAATTTGCTGGTGTTAAAGTTTGTAATACTCCGACAAAAAGATTGTCTTCTAAATTAATAGCGGTAATAGGTGTAAATTGTACTCCTAATTGTGTTACAGTATTGTAGTCAAAAACAATGGCAGTGTCTACAGCCGAAGCTCTCAATGTCATTGTTTGAAAATCTACAAGTCGAGGGTTTTGGTAAAAAGCACTTAAAGCACTAGTTGAACCATATATAGCATTTCTAGCTGGAATTGTTTGAGACGTTATAGCAAAATTACCTGTATAGGACCCGGTCAAACTTCCATTGCTCGTTAAACCATAATAAGTCAAACCATTGACTTTGGGAAACATCCCATTAAAAGCAGATAAAGATAAACTTATGCCGGATAGGGAATATATTTCTTGGTTATTGCGATCATATGGAATACTTGCAGAAAAATTATTAGAAGAATTAGCAGCTAAGAAAATTTGATCAGATCCATATGTATATTCATAAGAAATTGCTACCTTGTTAGCAGAAAGATAAAAAGGTTGCGAAGAAGTCTTTGTATATCTATAAGCTGTAGGAGCTTGCGCTAATGTAAAATTAGAGCCATCTAATATAGTTATTAAACCACTATTGCCTTGTCGCCAGGTGTAAGGTGGATATACAATAAATTTTGTAGGTGTGAAAAATTCACTACTTGGAATTGTATAAATTGTTGTGTGAGATTTAATGTTGTGAGCAATATTCCATCCAGGAATAGTAGCATCATAAGCACTTAAACCTATTCTTGTAGTTCTAGCTCCATTTTGTATGGAATGTTTAATACTTGATATATCACTAAATTTTGTAGAAGATAAGGAATAATAATATCCTAAATCATTAGCTATAGACCATTTAAAAGAAGAAGCACTAATCTTGGGTAATACATTTGTATTACCATAAAAAGCATAATTATTTAAATTTTCTTGCGGACGAGTAACAACATTTTTATCATTGGCGTTTGCTAAAATTAAAGAAGTTCTATCTTGATATGTTGTATTAAAATATGTATTATATATACTATTATCTGGATGATCTTTAATTGTTAGATTTAATGTACCTAAAACATTGTTATTTTTGTAATGAGATATAGCTGATAAACTAAGATAATGATCATTGAAGGCATTTAAAGAAGAGCTTAAACTTATAGAAAAATTTATGCCGCTTAAATTATTTGAAAAATTATTTGAGCCTTTGTATATATTATTGAAAAGGTCATATGCTGTGACGGGTGAAACTTTTTGAGAATCATATATAACGCCGTCATAACTCCAGGTCCAATACATAGGAATATCTTGGGGTATATTGTATAATGTGCCTTTAATAGGCACTGCAGCTGTTAATGATATATTTGTAATTCTATTGGCATTAAAAGCTGATAACAATCCAACTTGAAATTTTCCTTCAGATAAATAATCAAATAGATTTGGATTAGTAATTGCTTTGGCAGTTTCGTTATATTTTTGAGAAGATAAAATTATTGTAGTTGTATCTGGTCCATATCCAGACACGGCAATTGTCCAAGTGGAGCTGTTAAATCTTATGGCACTATTAGGACTAATAGTTGAAACAACTCTACCAGATTGATCTACAGATTGTAAAGATACTCTAGAAGAAAGAGGTGATGTTGAAGTAAAATTCCAAGATATTAAAGAGTTAGTTAAATCTCTGGCAGGAAAATTTGGAAATACAACTAAGTCTGAACAATCTAAAACAATTTTATTTTGTTCTTCTTGCAATACTTTTAAAGATATGGGATATCCAGGATTACCTTGAACAATCCCTTGACCAAATTTCAATACATTAGCGGTTGTACAATCAGATCTATAATTAAAAATTGTACTACTTAAAGATGTTCTAAAGGTTAAATCAATTTCTCCGTGAGATGACGGGTCATAAATTAATAAAAATTGAGGAGCTTGAGTGGTAGGTACAAAGGGAGAATTAACTAAATCATATTGCAAATCTAAATTTGAGCCATAATAACAATATACATGATTTAATAGATAAGCATTAGAAGATGATAAATCTATAACATTTAAAGAAATATAATCACTTGGTGCAAATGTTGGTAAATCCAAATTTAAAATATTAAAATTAGAAGATAAACAAGAGGATAGATAAATAGATGAAATTGTAGATCGTGTAGTCCAAGAAGAAAGAGAAAAATTTAAATTAGTTACGTCATTAACTCCTTTAAAATTGGCACTAGAAAAAGCAGTTTTAAAAGTATAATAATGTGGTGAATATGGAATTTTCCATATCATATTATCAAATGGTGTAGTACCATCCGAAATAAATGCATTAAAATCATTAAGACCAGAAGCACTTCTTAAAGTTGTTTGATTGTTATAAACCGGTGATGTTGCATCAAAATGATAAGGAGATTCTGCTACGTATTTTACTTGTACACTTTTTTCTGGAACTCCTTGAAGAATATTTACAGGATTTCTATTAGCATCTAAATAATATAGACTTTTATATTTTAGATTAGTAGTACTTAAATTTATAGAAGCAGATAAAATACAATTAGAAATATCTTCTAAGGTCAAATCTGTATTAATACCACTTTGGATTAATTGGAATGTAGTCGTGTTAGGTGATTCTAAATTAAGATTATGAATAAAAGAAGATCTAAAACCATGTTTTAAATTTGGGGTTTCTTCTGGATAATCTTGTCCGATATTATTAGCTTTGTCTCCATAAAAAGCTGTGTTATTAAATTTAGTAAATATAGAGTCGGCTCTTAAATTGGTTTTGTTTGGTTCTAATAAAATGTTTAAAGTTACAGGATTATAATTTTCTGTAAATTTAATAACCGGATTAATAGCTATATTTTTTGATGCAGATAAACTATACAATAAATTAAAAGAAATGCTATTATTGCGTACACTGGTAACTGAAGGTTTTGAAGTTGTATATGCTAAATGTCTGTTATAAGCGTCTTGTTCTGCTGATGAAGAATTAAAAAAGAATGTAGTATCATTTAAAAAAACAGTTGACGTTCTTAAATAAAAAGAAGTTCCATCACTAGATAAAGCTATTGGGTAAAGAAAAAGTTTTTGCGGATATAAAGAATAAGACTTATAATTTAATTTTGAAGTTATATCATCTTTTGTTTGTAAATCTTGTGGGCCAAAATTAATTGAAAAATAATTAAAAACCGGGCCAACATTATATTTTCTTAAAGAAGATGGTTTCCATGTAAAGGTATTATTATCTATAAAGGATGTAATTTTTGTTAAACTATTATCCGGATCTATAAAATATTGAACAGCAGGACCATAGTTAAAATCAATTTGATTATAGACATTGAGAACTTTGTTAATATCACTAATAGGATTATTAACGAATCTAAAAAGATTTTCAGCTTGTAAGGCACTTAATCCAACTATAACACTATTATAGTAGTTTGGTACTATATTATAATACTCTTCCGGCCAATTGCCTTGTTTTGTTATAGTATAATCTGCCATGTCTATAATAATTATGAAGAAAATTCAAATTTCCCCTTTTAAATAAACCCTAAACCTTTATAAAATAAATATGTAAAAATAAATTCCATCATTCCATTATCGGTATCCCATTCAAGATATGAATCCGGGTAATCGCCTACTTCTTGGTTTTTTAAGAATTGTATATAATTTTGTTTGTTTACATTAAAATTACCCCAATCTATAATATTATCGGTATTGATAATATTTTGAGATGGTAAGAATTCATAAAATTCATAAAAACTTTGCCAATCATTTCCTAAATTAAGAGAATAAGCTAAAATATCTAAGCTATAATTTTCATTACCCTTTTTGTTTAAAGATATTAAATTATAATCTTCTACGTCATCTGGATTCAGATGTAATTGACCAGTTGGTATTAATTTATAAGAATTTAAAGATTTTGATTTGAGTAAAACTGGTGTACCTGCTGTTACAGAATAAGAAAGAGAGGATAATAACTCACCTCTATTAAAATTATGATATTTGTTATAAGAATTAAAATTAAGAGAATCATCCATTTCTCCGCCAAATAATCTGCTTTGATTTACACTAAGAACATTCATAGCTCTCTTAATTGCTAAAGGAAAATTTAATCTAAAATCATCACTATTCATATCAACAGATGCAGCTAAATCATATAAAGAATCTACATCACAGGTATCAACATCGGATTGATTAGATACAAAATTTGCAATCTTTTCATAAGTTAATACACCTAAGTCATCGTGTTTAAACGGTGCTTGACCGTATATATCCTTTAAGAAATTAAATAAATTTTCACTTTCTAATAATGATGGCATGAAAGCTAAAGATTTCATTTGTTCACCTAAATCAAAATTTTCATTTATTTTAAAAATATCATAATAATTTGGAGGGTAGAATGATATATTGTTAGGTAATGTTGTTCCAGAAATAGCCTTGTAAGTTACTCCATTATAATTTATATAAGAACTATCATTGTAATCTAGAGCTTGATATTTATTAATCCACCTAAACCCAGACCAGTCACCAACGGCTTTAGCAGACTTACTCCAAGGATTGTATTCTAATTGAGTAGGAGCTTTTTCAGCACTTAATGTATATACAAAACCTTTAGGGTTTAATCTAAATCTGTCTTCTATTACTTGAGTAGAAGAATTTATAACAAATACTTTATTTTCTATAGAATTTATAATATAGATTTTACCTAAAATATCTGATGTAATACCTTCTAAAGCAGTTTCTTCTGTATTATAATCTGGATAAAACCAATCTGGTATTTTATCAGAATAACTATTATCTGTTACATTAATAGAAGAAAATTCTCCAGTCTGGGAGTTTATAATTCCAGCCCATTGATAACTAAATGTAAACCAAGGATTTTGATTTACATCTAAAGTTAAATGGTTAATACCAGCAAATGGTCCGTATGAAGTCAATAAAACACCGTTGGTGTCTCTTTTTTCTAAATAGCCTCCTCCAAGAGCTAGATCTGTACAAACCCAAATGTTATTTGTGTTATCACAAACTATTTCTAAAGGAGATACATAAGCATCATATTGTACGGAATTTAATATATTACCAGAAGATAGATATTTTACCAACCATCCACTAAATGGATTAGAATAAGTAACCCATACATTGTCATTTAAATCAGTCTCTATGAATGTAGGTTGAATTGGATAATTATCATCAGTTGCCATAGAAATGGAATATGCATCTGATTGATCTCTCCACCATTCTATAAATCTAGGATTCTCAACATTTTCTATATTATTAAAATTTGTATAGGTAATATAATTTCCTAAATTATCAAATTTAAATACATAAGGGGTGTCATGAAAAGCTACCCATATATTTTTTTGACTATCCAATGCTATTCCCATAGGAGATACTTGATCAGGGATAAGAAAATTTGGAGCTGGTATAGAACTATATTTAAGTTTAGTTAAAACCGCATTTAAATCTATATCTATTAAAATATCACCAATAGAATTTACTCTGTATAATTTGTTTAATTCAGAATCAACCATCCAAGCATGGTAAGATGGGCCCGGTAATGCTGCTATATTAGACACTCCGTGAAATCCAGAAACTGCAAAGGTATTAGTTGTAAAAAATGTATCGTCGTTAAAAGATTCTATAATAGGCAAATTAAAGCTGTTAACATGGACTTTATCTAAATAATTTAAAGTTACTGCAGAAACTCCTTTATTATAATAATATTGTGCAGTCCCCATCATACCAGCCATAGGATTAGAAATCCAAAGTACTGGACTTATGTATTTGGATGATACATCTGGAATAGGAAAATATCCACTTCCTTCAATATAACAATCAATACTGCTATTTTTATTAACAAATGATCCCTTATAATATCCGCCAGTTTTAAATCCATCTTTGTCTTTAAAATTAAATTTTATAGCTGATGGACTATATACAAAATCTAATTCTGTTCCATTTAAATCATAAGCAGATAAAGAAACTGGTATTTTAGTAGAACTAAAAAGATCAAACATTGTTGTATCATCAAACGGTACATAATTTGGAAATTCAAATTCTGATGATGTTTTGACACCATTACCATCTATTAAATCATCATTTATGAAAATTTTGTTAAAACCAAAATCAATCAATATAGGATTTTGTTGTCCTATAAATCTAATATTAGAAATAGGATTTATTCCGTTTTGGGAAATTCTAATATAATCTGGTTCTCTCCAAGAGAATATATGTGGAAGAGTTACAGAAGCTAGACTATTAGAATAACTTGGGGTTTTCTTGTCTGAATTTAAAGAGTCATGTATAGATCTTATAGCACTAGTTTGTAGAGTTGCTATAATAGTACTATACGGTTGTTTTTGTAGATATAAATCTGAGTTATAAAGATCATCTACAAAATAGAATTGAGCAGTACCAGTGACTCCTATTACATAACCATTAGGGTTTATATTTCCAGAATCATCAATTTTAATAATAGTATCTTGAGTTTTGATAGAATTAATTTGATTACCATCTAGATCTAAAAATTTCCATTGTGGTCTTAAAAATGACCAATTGTTTTCTGGTTCTTGATATTGATAAGACTTAGAGAATTGAGAACCTAGATCAATATAATGGTCTCCGGTGTCTGAAGATGTTATATTAATTTTAAAAGGATAGCGATTTAAGTGTCCAGCAAACGTAGGAGGTGGTATTATGTCAAAATATATAGATTCATTTAAAAATAAATTAACTTCTATTTGCTTGCTATAGGTATAAGAGCCTCCTGAATTTGTATAAACAGATGCGTAAACATTATATTTGCCTGGAGTCTTATATTGATGAGAAGGAAAGGGATTACGACTAGTTTCTCCATCTCCAAAATTCCATAATACAGCTTTGTATATTTTAGCATAATTTGGATCTATTGAAAAATTAAAATTAGTTGCATTGGCATATCCAATATCTCTATCACTTAAAATTCCATTTATGTTTACACTAGATGTTAAAAATACAGAATTACCATATGGATCCGTTGCATATAATTGGACATTAAATTTTCCAGAACTTTGATATATATGAGTTGGTGTTATATCTAAAGAATTTGTATTATCTCCAAATGACCAAACAAAATCTGTATAATTTGCTATGGTATAGTTATCCGGATAAAAGGATAAAGAAGTTGTATGAGTATATCCAAAATTAGATGGACTTATTTTAATAAAGGCAGACATATGTCAATTAAAAGTCTGCAGCTTTAATTGCTCCAGTGATTTCTTTTACAACGATTCTAGAAGTTAGATTATCTATGTTATTGAATATAGGAAATTTAAAATAATCTAAAGTTATATTTTGACTATAAACTTGAGAATCGTTTTCTGGATATGTATTATTCCACAACAATACGGAAATACCTTCTACGTAAGTGTCCGTATCTTTTCTGTAAGTTTGTATACGTGATACTCCGTCAATATTTAAAATGTTTGTAGACAATTGATATAAATCAATTGATTGTCCGAGATTGTTAGCTACTCTATTAAAATTAGAAGAGAATACTCTAAGAACATCAGCAAGAATGGCTGAATCAGCTCTTCTTGTATTTCGATTTTTAGTTATTATTAATTGGCAATTATTTAAATCTTTAGGACTTGGAGTAATATTTGGATTAGCTACATAAAAATCCAAATACATATATACCGGATCCATTGGAACTATTTGTGAAGTCAAAGTCTTATTTGAATTTAATCCGTTTAGAATTATTTCTTTTTGAGGAGAAGAAAGATACTCTTGCAAATTACTACTAGGTACCATATACAAATAAAGATTATTAAAATTACAACTATTGGCAAAATTAATTTGATTTATTAATACTCTATTTTCTTTTTGAGGTTCATTAAGTCCTATATTATATAGATACTTGATATGACCTTTTAAATAATCATCGTTGTTTATTAATTTTAAATCTGATAAGAAATTAGAATAATTGGATCTTACATAAGATTCATAATCTGTAGTCGTAACTAATCTATATTGAGATCTAAATGCTTGAGGAGCATTTGCTCTTATGCTATCTACATTTTCTTCTTCGGAATAAACTGTAGAAGGATATTCATTATTAATCAAGGTTTGGCTTAATTGTTGAGTTGTTAAAAACTTTTGATTAACAATAATGTCTGACATTATTTCATTATAAATTTTAGAATTATAAGCAACTATAGGAGTGTTGTTTAAAGCATTGGGTCCTATGCCAGCTGCATTTTTATCAATACTGAGATAAAATATTTGAATCTGATCTCCGGTTTTTAATTTACGCCCATTAACATCATTACCAAATTTAATTTCATAATTTTTATTAGAATTAAATCTTACTTCATAAACAGAATCAGTTGCATTATAAAGGAATAATTCAGAAGCTCTTGTCCAATCTTCCCAGTGTCCAGTGTCAAAAGGTTTTACATATACAAAAATGTTAAAGTGATCTACATTAACATTCGGAGGCAATGATAGATATATTATTTCATTATCTATACCAAAAGCAGTATAAAGAGGATATTCTTGAAATCCTCCTTGATATATTAAATGGGTATTTGCTATATCGGAAATGGTTTCAGCTAAATCTGTATATTTTGTAAAATTAATATCGTGATTAAAAGAATATATATTATTACCTACGGTTATATTGCTATATCTAGGTATGGTGTAATTTCCAGAAGTAATATATTCAGATGTTTTAATTGTAAAAGGAACATTTTGGCCAAGTCTTCCAACTGGATTATAACTTAATAATTTTACAATTCTATTCATGTTCTCATAAAGTTGAGATTCTGTAAACATGGATTCCGAAGAAGTCTTATTAAGATAAAATAATAAGGTACTAAAACTATATCCTATGATATCTATTAAAGCTGATAGATTGGATCCTTGATAATTTTGATCCGTAAAAACTTGACCTTGATTTAATTTACTAATGATTAAATCTCTGATGCTTGTTCCATCAAAGGCTACATAAGAATTGGAATTAAAAGGGTCATTGCTCATAATATTTGAATGTTATTGGAAAATATTTTCATAGGAGTTTTAAATATATTGTTATTACCTGCTAATTTATATATGAGTATTACGTGATACATCAATTGGTCTGGTAACGGATATACTTCTATATTTACTATAGAGACCCTAGGTTCAAAGGTGGTTATTGCTCTTAATATATCATTGCCTATAATTTTACCTCTGATATTGTCTACCTTTTCAAAAAGATATTGATTCAAATTAGAACCAAAGGAAGGTGATAATATCTTTTGTCCTGGTATAGTTGTGAATATGTTGCGTAAAGAATTTGTTATAGCTGCTACATCATTATCTACTTGAATATCATTAGAGGTTTGAGGGTTCAATCCTATTCCGACATTTTTAGCCATAGTCAAATCTAAATGCAAATCTGTATAAACAGACATCACTTTTACTGGTTCTTTTGAAGGTAAAGTGGTGGAATACTGAGTTTGGCGGGGATTAATTAAATTATCTAGGTAAATAGTTGCCATGTCGGAGGTAAATATTTAGGTCTAACATACAATATCTATGAGTCAAAAATTCAACAAATTCCAAACATTATGCGAAAAGGCATTTTCCCATTTTTCTAATGGGGGTTTTCGCACTAATTCCCCAGTGAAGCTTACACCAGCTTTTTTCAAGTCAAATTTCTATAAAGAGAGATATCAGAGAGATGGTGTATTCGATCAATGGATTAAAGGTATCTTAGAATCCAATCCAGAAACCTTTTTCTTTATTCACGAAGTTTCAAGCAATTCAACAAATGCTAGTTCTAAAGATGCTAATGATTTAGCTGGTGGTTCTGATATCTTATTAACTTTAAAAACAGATCCTCGTACATTACAATGGCCTACAGAATTCAATGAATTCACTGTGCCGGGCAATTATGAATATGTTGAAGTATTAAATTTCGGTAACAATTTACCACCAGTTCAAGGTGTTCCTAACAAGTATGAGCGTCCTATTGGTGATTCAAAGGCTACAGAATTAAAGAATGATTTTGATATTCTAAACAATCGTCCTACGGATGATTCTTTACCTAAGAAGAATACTTCTATTCCAGCTTCTCCTGCTAAGGAAAAGCGTTACGTTTAATTAAACGAAGCTTCTATAGCCAGTAAACAGCAGAAGAAATTAATTTCGTGATCTAATACGAAATTATCTCTATACATATATTCACCTATGTCTATGAGGAGAATCTTCTTCTCCTTCTCTGTTAAACCTGAATCATAGACATAATCAAACATTTGCTTTAAAAGCAATTGGTAGTCACTATTGAATAACTTTTCTGATTCAATAACTTTCTTTCTAAGATCTAAAGAAGATGTCTTAGAAACTGCTAATCCTTTAATAATATAAGATGCCAAATCTGATATCTGATCGTCTTCTGGAATAACTAAAGAACCTGATACAGAAAACCTTTGTAGATCATTAATAATACGTCTAAGGTCTGGATACCTATCTGTAGTAAATTCAGCTAGTCTTTTAGAAGTATTAGCATCGACCTTGATATTTTCTTTCTTTAAAATCTCTACAACTCTAGTAACACATCCTACTAAGTCTGGTTGTAATTTAAAAAGCATACAACGCGATCTAATAGGCTCAATTATTTTATTGAGATAATTGGCTGTAAGAATAAATCGAGTAGTATCTACATATTCTTCCATGACATTGCGAAGAATACGTAATGCATCACCTGTAAGACCATCAGCCTCTTCTAATATTACTACTTTCTTCTTTCCATCTACTGAACGGGTCTGAGCAAAGCTAATAACTTTATTTCTAATAGTATCAATACCACTTTCATCCGAAGCATTAATATAAAGATATTGACATTTTAAAATATCAATAACAATAATCTTAGCTAAGGTACTTTTACCAGTACCAGGAGATCCGTGAAAAAGAATATTAGGTGTATCTTCTCCGATAGTATTAAAATGTTCTCTATTCTCTTCTGTGAGAATAATGTCTTTTAATGTCTTGGGTCTGTAGCGCTCAACCCAAAGTGTTTCGTAATGATTACTCATTAGAAGCCTGAGCTACCAAATCCATTAGCTCCGCGAGAAGTTTCGTCTGTTTCTGTTGCCCATGTAGGTTCTATGCAAAGTAATGGGAAGTAAGCAATTTGAGCTACTCTATCACCTTTGTTTACCTTGTAATCAACATCAGAAAAGTTGTAAAGCTTAACTCCTAAATCACCTCTATATTCATTATCTATAACTCCTAAATGTGGTTGTATGCTGTGTTTAAATCCCATACCTGAACGAGGAAGAATTAAATACCATAAACCTCTTTCTGTCTTTGCTACTTGTAATCCCGTAGGAACAACTGCTGACCCTTTAGCTGGTACTACTACTTCTTCAACGGAAGAAAGATCATATCCGGTATCATTTATATTCTTCTTAGATGGAAGAATTGCATCTGGATGTGTTTTTATAAAATGTATTCTTATTGGTTCTAACTTAAAAGGTTCTTCATTCATATGACTATAATAAAATACATTAGACTTTTTTCAACATGGAAATATCTGAGAAGCTCCATAAGTATAATAGTAAGATATTTGTATAATAATTCAACATGGAATCAAATAATGAGATAGATGCAATTGTTGAGCAATTGCGAGCTGATTCAGTACCTTCTAATAATCAAGTAGTTCCATCAGAAACTCCTCTTCCGGAGGTTAATGATGATAACATGAATGAATATGTTATTAAGAAGGCTACAGAAAATATAGAAGCTAGTTTAGATGCTGTTAATTCTTTAAAGGATATAGTCATTACCGGACAAAATCCACAAGAGATAGCAGCTTTAGCTTCTTTAATTAATGCAACTACCAAAGCTTTAGATTCTTTGAATAAAATTAATATGCAAAATAAGCAGATTAAAAATAATATAGAAATTAAACAGATGGAAGTATCTGCTGCCAAGAATATAAAACCTCCCACCACTAATGTGCTTATAGCAACTAGGGATGAAATAATGTCAAAATTATATGACAAAAATAAGAGGGATAAAGTAGAGTTAATACAGGATTCAGATCCTGACTTGTGAGTGCTATAGAATCAATTTTTTATCTGGTTGTGATTTTATTATTAGCTAGTGTAATAATAAAACACAAAAATTAAATTTTTATTCTTCTCTTTTCTAATTCAGATTCTAATTGCTGAAGAAAGTCTGTATGTGCTTTAGGCACTGTCTTGATTTGAAATCCATATTTTCTTTTCTTTAAGTCTTTATAAACCTTTAAAAGTTTGTTTGAATCTATAGAAGAAATATCTCCAAGATCTTCTTGAGAATTATATTTCTCTTTATTGTTTTCTATGTGATCCAAGGCATGTTCAAATTGTTGAGCCTTTTCTGGCTCTGATTTATAACCAAGCTTAGTCATTCTAAGCCAATTATGAACCCTTCCATAATTTTCTTTAGTGGGATGGTCATTTAAAAAATGCATCACATGCGAAATCTTTTCTGATACATCTTTAATATCTCTAGCATCTGTACGAACAATTTGCCAATTAATGTCAAATTTGTTTACGTTCTCGTTCAAATTATAATAACTCTTAAAATCCATTGTCTATTACTTATACCAATAGAAGTTATGTCTACAATCTGGCCAAATATAACCTTGGTTAATATCTGCATAGGGAAAAAGCCTGCTATAATGTTCTGGAGCTTTTTTTAATAAAACACATTGATGCGAATAATGTACCTTAGCATTGCCAAACCAAAAAGGAAGCTCGTTATTCTTTGAAAAAACATCCTTGTAAGCTGCTATCTTCTCTCTGCAAGTATCTTTATATCCGCGAGAGATCCATTCATCACAAGCTGCTATACCATATTCAATTAATTGATTAAAATGACCCCACCACATCCATTTATTAGGGTCTCTAAATCCAAGCTTCTTATCTTGTTCCGGATCCATCTCAAAAGAACGAAGAAGCCCATAGACTTCAGCTCTTTGTTTGCCGAGACGTCTCATGTCTAGACATTTAACGGACTTAGCAAAATCTGGGTACGGAAGAAAGGTCATCATATTTTTTTTAACGTTTTTGCCGTTAGAGTTCCTTAAAAATCAAAGTGAGGGTGAATAATACTTTTAATCTTTTCTACTCTCTCTACTACAGAACCTGTTATAGTATGAAAGCTAATATTATTATTAATCATTGTGTTATATATAATATTATCTATATCTTTTTGGAAT